ATGAAACTGAAGGGAACAGAATGACCTGAAAGTTCTCCTTTCTCATAAGTCATGACTCCTAAGCCATCTTCCTATACCTAAAAAACTAAACCCTGTTTACTCTAGGCAAACAGAAAAAAATCAGTATAATGAAGGTAGGGGAAGGGAGGCTTTTATATGCAATTCAAATATCAGGATTTAGGAGAAGGAATCATTAAACTGTTAAAGCAAAGAAAACAGAATGGCGAAAATATCATGGTTATTAGAGCAACAGAAGTGAAAAGACTTCTGGATGTGCAGAAGATATGTGGGCCATGCCGGAATGGAAGGTATGCAATGATCTGTCAGGCTATGAAATATGCGTCAGACCGAATTCCAGCAAAACAGATTGATGGAAATTATGAAAGTTCCAATTATACATTAGAATATCAATTGAATTTATTTTAAGAAGAGTCAGACTTGTGTGGGAAAATGCGCAGGTCTGATTTTCTTTTGGGGGTGATTGCAGTGTTTTTGACACTTGAAGAAATGAAAAATTATCTCCGGGTAGACCATGAGGAGGACGATGGCCTGCTTGCCGATTTTCTGAAAGCATCGGAAAAACTGTGTATGGATATCGCCCGGATGGAAGATCGGCAGGAGTTTGAGCAAAGTCCGAATGCCAAGATCGTTGTGCAGTACGCAGTTGCTTATCAGTATGAACACAGGGAAGAAGCAGACCACCATGCGCTTACACTGACTCTACGGGCTTTACTTTTTGGGGAGAGAAAGCCGGGATTCTAAGATGGATGTCTCACTTTTAAATGTAAGATTACCTTTCAGGAAGCAGTGGTGGAGTCTGATGAGATTGGTAACCGGACAAATAAATGGAAAGACTACTATACCTGCCATGCAACTGTGAGTGGGGAGAACGGATCGGAGCAGAATACAGCCGGACAGATGGTGGAGGATGGAAAAGTAGATTTTACTATCCGCTATTGTAAAAAGGCAGCAAAGATAGATTCGACCGGATTCAGGGTTTCTTTTCAGGGGGAGTTTTATAACATTTTAAGTGTAGATCATATGAATTACAAAAAGAAATGTTTGAAATATAGATGCCAAAAAAAGAGGAGATAGTAGTGAGTGAAAATGTGCGGATAGATCAGCTTGCGGAAGCTGTGATGAAAGGGCTGACAGAGTATGCGGACCTTGCAACAGATGATATGAAAAAAGCTGTAAAGTCGGTGGGAAGAACTGTTCGAAAAGAAATAGAAGCTAATGCACCGGCAGAAGAAGTAGGAGTGAAACAGTTGGAAAAGGAGATTGAGAGGAGCCTGCATAATGGATAAGATTCTTGCTGTGTTGCGGGAAACAGGAATTTCTTTTGCATATGACCACTTTGCAGAAGGAGAAGCGGTAGAGCCACCGTTCATCTGCTATCTATTTCCGGGGAGTAACAACTTTGCAGCAGATGGAAAGGTTTACCACAAAATTGGAAGAGTAAATATTGAATTGTATACAGATAAGAAAGATTTAAAAGCAGAACAAAAAGTGAAGGATGCTTTAGATGCAGCTTCCATTTTTTATGCAAAATCCGAGGTTTGGATTGACAGTGAAAAACTATATGAAGTTCTTTATGAGATGGAGGTTTAGGAATAACTTTAGCAGAGAGTTAAAAATTATCATGTTATAGTATCGACAAATGAAGGATTTTTGCGTATAATATCACGAAATAGAAAGTCTATTGTGATTAAAAATTCAAGAAAGGTTGTCGTAAAACATGGAAAGAAATAATAATGGATTCACACTTGTAGAATTGGTAGTTGTGATTTCTATTCTTGGTGTATTGATTGCAATTTTAGCTCCATGGTATACATCGAAAATACACAAGGCGAAAGTAGCAACGGATTGGGCGAATGTGAAATCTTATTATAATGAGATACAAACAGATTATATGTTTACAGATAAGCACAATCCCAAAGTTCCCATTGATTGGCATACAAATCCATATTATGATTGGAAGGTGCTTACTTCATTAAGTGGGGAAAAAGTACCGATGAAAACAGGAATGTGTGCTGTGAGTTTTGAAGAAAGTAACGGCTATTCCATAACATATCAGTGTAATGCAAGACATTCACAATGCGAGTTTGAGGTGGGAGTACAGAAATCTGATTCATAATAAAAAAGAGATTGATTGTGAAAAGTCATATGGTAAATAGTATTTTAAGATATATACGGTTGTAAATGATCATTTGTTAGTTTGAAAATTTTATAATGTTACATAGAACATCTGTCAGAAATGGCAGGTGTTTTTCATTTGTTTGGAGCTCAAGAGGCTCCTTTTTTGTATCCGTTTTTAAGGAGGTGAGAGTGTATGGCAGGTCGTATTCAGGGTATTACTGTAGAGATTGGCGGAGATACAACTAAATTACAAAATGCCCTGAAGGGTGTGAATGGACAGATTAAGTCTACACAGCAGCAGCTGAAGGATGTGGACAAACTTTTAAAGCTAGATCCGGGAAATACAGAGCTTTTGGCACAAAAACACAAGCTCCTTGGAGAAGCAGTAGAGGGAACGAAAGAGAAACTTACTACTTTAAAGGCAGCCGCAGAACAGGCAAATACAGCCCTTGCAAATGGAGAGATTTCGCAGTCACAGTATGATGCGCTTCAAAGAGAGATTATTGAGACCGAGCAGGACTTAAAGAGACTGGAGGAACAGGCCAATCAGTCTGCAACTGCTGTCCAGAAGATTGCTGCTACCGGAGAAAAGCTAAAGACTGTTGGAAATAACATTTCTTCTGCAGGAGAAAAGCTGCTTCCGGTTACGCAGCACTTGTGGCTGCTTTTGCGTATCTTTGGACTCACTGTGAGGGGTTTAGACAGTTTTGGATCAGTCTATGGGAAGGAGTAAAGCAGATCGCGATAACGGTCTGGACAGAGTTACAGAACTTTTTTCAGACTGCATGGGAGGCCATTAAACTGATTTTTACAACTGTACTTGGGATTCTTCAGACTCTGGTGTCGACCTGCTTTACAGTTATGCAGACCATGATCCAGACAGCAATGACGATTATTCGAACGGTTATTACGATTGGCGGGAATCTGATTAAGACGGTAGTAACCACAATCCTGAATGCGATCAAGACAGTGGTGTCTTCGGTATGGAATGCCATTAAAACAGTGATATAGGCAGTCCTATTAGCAATCAAAGGAATCATCACCGGAAATTTCAATGCGGTCAAAAGTTCCATCCAAACAATTATGAATACCATTCGCACAGTGATCACCACGATCTGGAACACCATTAAAAGTACGGTGACTTCTGTATTAAACGCAATCAGGAATGCCGTTTCTTCCGTATTTAATCGGATTGTTTCTGCGGTACGCAGTGCGATGGGGAATGTTTTGGGTGCAGTTCGGACTGGATTTTCTAATGTGAAGGGATTTATTACCGGATTAGCAGGACAAGCCTATACCTGGGGCCGAGATCTAATTATGGGAATTGTCAGGGGTATCCAGAGCTGTATCAGTGCAGTCAGCAATGCGGTCTGCAACGTGGCAAATACTATCCGCAGAGTGATTCATTTCTCAGTTCCGGATGAAGGTCCTCTGACCTATTATGAGAGCTGGATGCCGGACTTTATGAAAGGGCTGGCTGCAGGAATTGAAAAAAGTAAAGGTATGGTAGCAAGGGCTATGGATGGTGTAGCTTCCGATATGGTGCTGAATCCAAATGTCAGCGTAGAGCAGATGAATGAAGGCTATACAGGAACAGCGAATGCGGAGGGAAGCTCCGAGCTGATTGCTGCGATTACTTCTGCAATGCAGAACGTAAAGGGAGACAGCGGTGATCTTGTGATTCCGGTTTATCTGGGAGGTACCCTGCTGGATGAAGTGATCATTTCGGCACAGCAGCGGGCAAATCTAAGAAGTGGAGGAAGATAGAATGGCATTTATACAGTATCTGATTTTTAATGAGGAGCTGCTTCCTTTTCCAGATTCCTATGAAATCACTCTTTCCGATGTGGAAGCGGATTCCAGCGGAGAAACAGAGGCCGGAACCACACAGAGAGATGTGATAAGGACCGGAGTGGCAGAAATTTCGGTCTCTCCCAAGTGGGTAAAGCGTCTGACCGTTTATTCGAAGCTGCCAAAGATCGCGGTGAGGTATTGGAATTAAAAGAGCAGAAATGTATATCAGCAATTATAAAGTAAAGTTGAAAAAAGACACTTCTTATAAGGGACTTTGGATAGTTAGCTTTACTCTGAATGTGTATACCCATATGGGATTGGATGATGCAGAGAAGGAATTGCAAAATGCAAGAAAAAAATGGGAATTTCGGATAAAGACGATAAGCCTTTGAAACAGAATATGTTCAAGGTAGTTTGAGAGTAAAATATTATAATAGGAAACGATAGCATCCAAGGTTTATACAACTTGGGTGCTTTTTTATGGAAAAGATTGAAATGGTATGGTAGAATAATTAGAAATGTTTAACTATATAAATATTGATAAAATGTGATGGAGAATAAAATGAGAGATGACTTTAGTGAAGCAACTAAAAAGGAATTAGCTGCAATGGTCGGATACAAATGCTCGAATCCATGTTGCAGAAGAACAACAATTGGGCCGAAACTATCTGGTGAGGGAACTATTAATTTAGGAGAGGCAGCTCATATAAAAGCTGCTTCTCCGGGAGGAAAAAGGTATGATCCAGATATGACACCTGAAGAAAGAGCGGGTTATGAAAATGGAATTTGGATGTGTCGTACCCATGCAGCATTAATAGATAGAGATGAAAAATATTTTACTGTGGAATTATTATATAAATGGAAACAAAAGGCAGAAGAAAGTGCTGGTAAAGAATTAATTGAAGGTGAGGGGACAATAAGAAAATGTAAATTTAGAATGAATATTTTTTATAGAGATTTAAAGGAATATATATCTGCAATGGAATTATTCAAAATGCGAAGAGGAGTTGTAATTAATACACAAATGCTTCCTATTCAAAATAATTGGGAAGAACATTTAGAAGAAATTTCAGAGTTGATTGGACCGGAACTGACAGCAACTTTATATAATATTAATCGAATAGTAGAGGAATTTAGGTTAACGATGGAAGAAGAAGCGAGGCGATTGAAGGGAGGTCCAAAATTAGATTACATATCAGTTATTTATTGTCAAAAGCAAGATTTTTTTATGGATAAAATGCAAGAATGGCTTACAAAGGATTTATTGGAAACAATAAAGTTCTATACGGAGATATAAATTTCTGACAGTAGTCTGCACCCCCTAAACTGACTACGATTTGACTACTACAGACGGAAGTGATTTGCTTCATTTTGCACTTTTTTGCAAAAAATGTAGTAAATGAGAAGAAAACTACGATGCCATGAAATGCTGATAAAACCTTGCAAAATACGGCATTTCACGGCAGTTTGAGAGGAGAAAAAACAATGATTCGAGTACTTTTCGTATGCCACGGCAGGATTTACTGTTTAGAATAAAAAGTCTCAAATCGTCTTAAATACTTCTATAAATAGCAGTTCTTGTGTTTCATTCTCAATTTTACCAATGATTTACCAATATTTCTGGAGAGCCAGACTTGCAAAAAAATGAGCCAGAATGAGGAGATTAAAAACATGAGCGAATTGAAACCAAGAATAACGGAAAACGGAATTGATTATATCCTTGTCGGAGATTACTACATCCCGGACTTGAAGCTGCCGGAGGAACACCGCCCTATTGGAAAGTATGGACGGATGCACCGGGAATATTTAAGAGAAGTTCATCCAGCCA